AAAAATCAATCAATGACTTGAATCTTAGAACTGATATGCAGAATCTTCAGTCTATTATCTATCAGGTCAAATATCAGGAAGCAATGAAGAAACAGATTGATGGTATTCTTGATAAGCTGAACAAAGGCTCTTATCAAACCATCAATGAATATCTTCAGGATGCTTATCACAATGGATATATTGGTAACATGTATTCTTTACAGAAACAGGGAATTCCAATTACAGTTCCAATTGATCAAAAGAAAGTGCTGACTGCACTTCAGACAGATTCCAAGTTGTCTTCTAAGTATCATTCAGGTGATATCTTGAAAGGAAGACTTTCTGAAGATGTCAAAAAGCTGAAAGTGACTATCAGAACAGAGTTATCAAGGGGAATTGCAAATGGCAAAACATGGGAACAAGTAGCATATAAGATTGCACTTGGTATGAATAACCCAATGTCAAAAGCCTTGAACATGGCAATGAGAATTGCAAGAACTGAAGGTCACAGAGTGAATCAGCAGGGATTCCTTGATGCAGGTACTGAAGCAAAGAACAAGGGGGCAGACATTGTGAAACAATGGGATGCAACACTTGATTCAGTCACAAGACCGTGGCATCAGGAAGCAGATGGTCAAATCAGGGAATGGGATGATTTCTTTGAAGTTGGCGGTGAAAAGATGAAAGCACCATCCATTGGTGGTTCTGCAAGAAATGTCTGCAATTGCAGATGTCAGCTTCTTCAAAGGGCAAAATGGGCATTGGATGAAGCTGAACTGAAAACCCTTCAGGACAGAGCTGAATATTTCGGGCTTGACAAATCAGAGTCGTTTGAAGACTTCAAAAAGAGGTATTTGAAGTTACCAAGTAACGCTGATACAATGAAATTGAAAGATGTTCTTAATGTGCCTGTTAAATCTTCAGATGCACATTATGATGCATTATTGACTAAATTAAATGAAATGAAGGTTGCATATAACCCTGTAAGGAATCACACAAAACAGTTGTCTAATGAAGAAATCATCAAGAGTCTTTCAGGTGGTGACAATACATCAGGTTCATGTGCATCTGTTGCTCTTGCTTACATTGGACAGAAACAAGGATGGGATGTTCTTGATTTTAGGGGCAACAAAAGTCAGGAATTCTTTTCAAACGGTTCCAACTTGGTGAAGTTATCACAATGTGAGGGAATCAAAACCCTAAAAGCACAAGGAAAATGTTCAAGCACTGTTGGGAATAGACTTTTGAAGATGGTGGAACAAGGCAAAGAATATTATTTGTGTGTTGGAAAACATGCATCCATTGTCAGGAAGACTGATGAAGGTGTTCTTCAGTATTTAGAACTACAATCGCCATCAAAGTCAGGATGGACAAACTTTGATGGGAACCCTAGATACACATTACACACAAGATTTGGAACATCTAAAGACACAAAATTTTATGGTGGAATGATGGACTTCATGATTGACATTGATGATAGTAATTTTGATACAGATGATTTCAAATCCTTACTTGGTTACATCAACACATCTGATTCAGAACAGAAGAAGGGAGAATATGGAACAATCAAGTAAATGGTATAAGAACAACCCTGATGACAAGATATGGTGGTTGGACAATCATGAAGTAAAAGGTGAATGGGTGTTTTCTTTTGATAAGAAGACTGAATTCAACATGTTCAGAGATTACCCACACGCATTGACATCAGAACAAAAGAAAATCTTTGATGATGAAAATCCATATTGGAAGGAATTCTTCAAAGATAGAACACAGTAATTAAAAACACCTTGGAAACAGGGTGTTTTTATTATGTCCTAAGTAAGACACTAAACTGCTTTATTTTTATGTCATTTTCATGGGTGACCATGTAAAACATCAGTGACTGACAGTCACATTCAAGACATAACTTGTAAAAATTGTAAATGTGAAAGGAAGGAATATAACAATGACATTACAGGAATTATTGAAAGCACAGAACTTGACTGATGAACAGGTCAAAGGAATTCTTGATGCTATGAAAGAGAACAAAATTTATACTGCATCAGAAGAAAATCTTGATGTTAGATATGGAAAATTAAAGACTGATCATGATGCACTGGTTGCGAAGGATGCAAAATCACAGGAGCTGATTGCAGAACTTCAGAAAGCAACTGAAGGTCAGGAAGATGTGCAGACAAAAATTACAGAGTATGAAAAAACTATTCAGAAACAGCAGGAAGAACTTGTTGAAGCAAAAACAGAATCTGCATTGAAGATTGGTCTTCTTTCAGCAGGTGCAAAAGCAACCGACATTGATTATCTAATTTATAAAATGAATCATGACAATGATTGGAAAGCTGAACTTGGTGAAGATGGTCAGGTGAAAGGTCTTGATGATAAGCTGAAAGGACTGAAAACACAGTTCCCAAATCAGTTTGAATCAACTTCCACAAAGAAGATTGAAGAAAAGAAACTTGAAAAGCCTGAACAGAAAGACACAGTCACAAAGGAAGAGTTCAACAAAATGGGATATCAGGCAAGAAATAAGCTGTTCAATGAAAATCCTGAATTATACAAAGAATTATCAAGCAATTAAGAAAGGTTAAAAGGTGAAAAATTATGCCAAATACAACAACTAAATTATCTAATATTATCAATCCTGAAGTCATGTCTGACATGATTGAAGCAAAGATTGAAGCACAGTGCAAGATTACACCATATGCACATGTAAACACAGACTTACAGGGAACAGCAGGTGACACAATCACAGTTCCATCTTGGAATTACATTGGTGATGCTGAAGACTTTGATGTCGAAAAAGCATCTGACACAAATGCTGAAGTTGAAACAACAAATCTGACAGCAGGGAGCACAACATTCACAATTAAGTGTGCAATGAAAGCTGTTTCTATCTTACAGACTGCAATTAACAGTGGTCTTGGAAATCCGATTGGTCAGGCAACTTTACAGTTAGCAAAATCTATTGTCAACAAAGTGGACAATGATCTTATTGATGCTATTTATGCAAAGATGACTGCATCCAAGGATAAGTGCATCACTGCTGATGAAAAAGAAACTTATGTCAACTATGATGGAATTGTTGATGCAGTAACTAAGTTTGAAGATGAAGAAGATGGAATTGAAAAGGTTATGTTCATCCATCCAAAACAGGAAAAAGCACTGCTTACTGATGAAGATTTTATTTCTGCTGATAAGTTTGAAGCAGGTGTTGCAGTCAATGGATCTATTGGTAAGATTGCAGGTTGCTGGATTAAAAAATCCAAGAAAGTAAAGCAGGAAGAAACAACCAACTGTTGGTTAAATCCTATCATTAAACTTGAGCCTGATTCTGCTGAAACAGAGTACACAGAAGATGAACTTCCTGCATTAACTATTTTCTTAAAGAAAGATACACAGGTTGATCATGAGTGGTTTCCTAAGAAACAGAAGCATGATATCACAGCTTCTAAGTATTATGGTGTTGCAGTAACAAATGCATCTAAACTTGTTGTTGCAAAATTTAAGGGTGATGCATCTACACCTACTGCCTAGGTAAAGAAAGGCGGTGAATCTGATGATTATATCAGTTGATGATATTGTGTCCATGCCTGATTTTATAGGGCAGGACACAAAGATTCTTCAAAAGAAGCTGAATGCATTGGAACTTCTTATCAGGAAGTACACCAATAACAATTTTCAGAACAGAAGCATCAGATTCATAGGAAACAGTCTTGGTGACAGAATCTTTGGTGGTCATCCATTCATTAGAGTGGGTAACACCATTCAGATTTCAGAATCAGAAGTGAATGATGGACTGTATGTTGTCACTGAAGTTGGTAAGGACTTCATAAGACTTGACAAAGAAGTGTTCACTGTTGATTCCAACATGGTCACAAAAGTTGTCTATCCTGAAGATATTCAGGTTGGAATCATCAATCTTCTGAAGTATGAAGTTAATATGCGTGATAAGGTTGGAATCAAATCTGAATCACTGTCAAGACATTCTGTGACCTATGTTGATTATGATGCAAATAACCAAGTGATGGGATATCCTGTTTCCCTGCTTGGTTTTTTAAAACCTTACATGAAAGCAAGATTCTGATGATTTCAGTTGGTGGAAATACAATTGCATTGATTCAAGTGAAAGATGAAGGAACAAAGAACATCATTGGTGAAAAGGAACATGTGTGGATGGATGTCACATCACTGAGGGGTTGGTTGGACTTATCCAATGGTCAGAATGACATTAGTGAATACAGTGCAAAGGTGCAATCATCCACACATATTTTCATCTGTGATTTCAAATCCTTCAGAAATCTTTCAAAGAAATGGGTTTGGAATCCATTTAATCTGAAAACAGGTGTGATTCAGTCTAAACAGGATGAAACAAAGATTGATGCAACATCTGAAAATGCAAGAATGATTATTGATGGGGTTGAATACCACATCTTAATGATTGATGACCCTATGGGAATGCATCAGCACTTGGAAATCATGCTTCAATATGTTGGGGGTGGTTTAGGTGTCTAAGAATGTAGAATTCCATAGTTATTCAGTGAATGTGAAAACAGCACTGAAAGATAAAGCAATTGCTTTTCTTCATGAAATTGGTGGTGAAATCAGATCACAGGCACAAAGAAACAGCAGAAGAAAGACATCACAGACAGCAGGTTCTTATCAATACAAGGTTGATGAAAGTGAACTTGCAGTTCACATTGGTTCAGATTATTGGAATGCAATCTATGAAGAATTTGGAACAGGTGAACATGCAATCAATGGTGATGGCAGAAAAGGTTATTGGGTCTTTGTTGACACAGGTGGAAAACCACAAGCACCAAAAGGTGGGAAGACATACACCAAGGAAGAAGCAAAAAGAGTTGTTGCTATTATGAGAAAGAAAGGACTGAATGCTTATTATACCAATGGTAAAACAGCAAACAGACCTTTGTATAAAGCGTTTAGTGCAACAGAAGGAAAGATTCAGTCTGTTGCTGAAAGATATTTTGGGGGTGTTTGATAATGACAATTGAAGGTCTTAATTATATAAGCAATCTGTTAGAATCATTAAACATTCCCTATGAATTCATGAAATGGACTTCTGATATTCCTGAAACATATTGGGTTGGTGAATATCAGGAAATAGAACCATTGAATGAAGATGGAATGGAAGAATGTAATTTCATTCTGACAGGTAACACAAAAGGAAATTTTCTGAATCTTGAAACTGTGAAGGAATTACTGAAGGACACACTCGGATGTGATGGAATAACAGACATCATGGAAAGTGGTTCAGGAATTGCGATCATGTATGTGACAGCATATCCTGTTCCTTCAGTTGAATTTGGTATTCATAGATTAGAGATAACATTAAGAATAAAAGAATGGAAGGTGTAAAACATGGCAAAGTTTGGAAAAACAGGTGTGACATCTGACACACCTAAAAAGATTTTGTTTGGTGCAGGTACGATTCATAAGAATGTGACTTATGATGAAAGTTCCCACAAATGGAATTTTGAAAATTCAATTATGGGTGCAACACAGGGTGGTTCTAAGATTACGATCACACCTGAATTTGCAGACATTGAAGCTGATGGTGCAATGGTCGCAGTGAAGGGTCTTAAAGTCAAGACAGGTGAAACTGCTGAAATGGAAATCAATTTTCTTGAAATCACAAAGGACATTATCAAATCAGCAATCATTGGTGTTGAAGGGACTTCTCAAGATACCGATTATGACCTAATTGAATCAAAGGCAGATATTGAAGATGGTGATTATCTTCAGAATATTGCTTTTGTTGGTAAGACGTTAGGCGGTAAAAATATCATTGTTATTATGGACAATGCACTTTGTACAAGTGGACTTGAATCAAGTGGTGAAAATAAAAAAGAAGGGGTTGGAACATATACATTTGCATGTCATTCAGATCTTGATTCTGATCTTGACACTCTTCCTTACCACATTTATTATCCAAAAACACTTGCATAATTAGAAAGGACGGTTTTAAACAATGGCAAAAGTAAAGGTTATAAATGAATTCAATGACAGATACACAGGAAAACTTCACAAGATTGGTGAAGTGTTTGAAGCTGATGACAAAAGAATTTCTGAAATCATGAAAGTTTCAAAACACCTGATTGAAGTGCAGGAAGACAAAGAACCTGCAAAGAGAACAAGAAAAAAAGTGGGTGAAGAATAATGGAATTTGAACTTAGAACACT